GTAACACTGATTGGTCCTGCATCTACTGCAGATGTGACCTTGACACTACCCACAACTACTGGTACACTAATAACATCTGCATCTGCAATAGACGAGGCTACAGCGTTAGCCATAGCATTAGGATAATAGAAAAATGGCTAATACATTTAAAACAATTACACGGGATGTAGCACCTGCTAGTTCTGGCACACCTGAAACTTTATACACTGTGCAGGGTAGCACTAGGATCATCATTCTTGGACTGACCCTAGCAAACGTACACACCTCACAGGTTACTGCTTCAGTTACTTTAGTTAGTACAACTACTCAAACCTCACAAACACAGAACACTACAGCACACTTGATTAAAGATGCTGCCATCCCAGTAGGCTCAACTCTAGCTGTACTTGATGGTAAGATCGTAGCTAACGCTGGTGACATCATTAAAATTGATTGTTCTGTAGCTGATAAAGTTTCAGTTGTAATGAGCTACATGGAGATTGATAGCTGATGGCTGGTTATATTGGGAATAAAGCGGTCAACCTTAGTACCTCTGGTGCTGATATTAGTGGCACAGCTAACTTAGACATTATTGATGTAGACGGTGCAGCTAACTTTGCTGCTGACGTAACCTTTGCAGATGGTGCAGATATTATCACTGCTTCAGCAGGTACATCCAACTTTCGTGCAGGGGTAAACGCAGGTAACTCAATAGCCTCTGGTGGCAACTATAACGTGGTCGTGGGCGATGAGGCGGGTACTGCTTTGACTACGGGTGATCAAAATGTGTTTATTGGGTATAAAGCAGGAGAAGACCTTACAACAGGCACAGATAATACTTTTGTTGGAAATGAGGCAGGTAAAAATACTACCGACAGAAATCACAACACAGCTATTGGTAATGAGGCGTTACTTACAAACGTAAATGGAGCTAAAAATGCAGCATTAGGTTCTGGTGCATTACTTACTATGAACCCTGCAACAGACGCAGATACTTTCAATGTAGCTGTTGGCTATGAAGCAGGAAGAAATGTCACAACGGGCATAAACAACACCCTCATAGGTGGTTTAGCTGGTGATGCAATTACAACTGGAAGTCAAATTACAGCCATTGGGCAGCATGCTGCAGGTAAAACAACAACGGCATCAAATAATACTGCCATTGGTAGAACCGCTATGTATGACAATACTACTGGGGCAAGCAACGTGGCTGTGGGTACAGACGCCCTCTACTCAAACACCACCGCAAGTAACAACACTGCCGTTGGGTATAAGGCTGGGTATGCTAATACTACTGGAACAAGTAATAACTTCTTCGGTTTTCAGGCTGGACAGGCAAATACCACGGCAGGCTCTAACACGGCAATGGGTCATAACACGTTTTCTGCGAACACCACGGGCGCTGGAAATTGTGCCTTTGGAATACAGACTTTGATGGCAAACACCACTGCAAATTACAACACAGCAATGGGTTTTAATGCACTTACAGCAAACACCACTGGAACTGAAAACGTATCTATAGGTGGTTTTGCCTTAGATGCATGTGTAACTGGAGACTTCAATACAGCAGTAGGCACTTCCGCATTAGGTCTTGTCACAGGTGATTCAAACACTGCTGTTGGCAGGAGAGCAGGTAAGTCAGTAAGTTCTGGCAGTAACAATTTGTTTCTGGGCTACGAGGCAGGAATTACAGGTAGTCCCGGTGGTGCTATTACTACAGCCTCTAATGAAATAGGACTAGGTGATGAAAATATATCTGCTGCTAATATTCAAGTAGATTGGACAGTGGCATCAGACCAACGTGACAAAACAGACTTTACTGCACTAGACTTAGGTTTAGACTTTGTTAAGGCATTAGCACCTTTCACATACAAGTGGGATAAGCGTTCCAAATACGGTGACAAGTCTGCTGATGATTATGATTTAGACGCACAGACACCAGACGGCACACATAAAGAAGATTGGTTGGACATAGGCTTTAAAGCACAAGATGTTCAAGCTCTTGAAGAAGCTGCTGGATATACAACTGCCGCTAAGAAAAACCTTACCGTATCTACATCAAGTGATGGCAAGCAGATGGGTCTACAGTACAGCAAGTTTGTACCGATACTAGTAAAAGCCCTACAGGAACTCTCCGCAAAGAACGATGCTTTAACAGCACGTATCACAGCCCTAGAAGGAAACTAAACATGACTGACACACCAACCACAGAAGAAATCGCACAGCACTACACAGCAATGGGTCACTCAGTTGATCTCCTTAACGCTGGTCAACTAGAGGATACGTCCGATGCAGATTGGGCAGACACAGTGTCTCGCAATGTAGAGCATCTGCAACTCATGGTGGCAAAAGACTACTGGACTACAGAAAGTATGACTGCTGCTAATGCTGCTATTGCGGCAAACTCGTAAGGATAAATAAACAATGGCTGGATATCTAGGCGCTATACCTGTACCACAGGCTACACAACACAGGGAGAGCTTCACAGCTACTTCAGGTCAGACTACGTTTAACACTGCTGGCTATACAGTAGGTTTTCTAGATGTCTATCTCAATGGTTCACACCTAAGTCCTGCTGATTTTACTGCTACCAATGGTAGTGACGTGGTGCTTGCAAGTGGTGCTAGTACTGGGGATGTGTGTGATATTATTAGCTATACTGCATTTGAGGTTAATGCTCAGACGTTCACTGGAGGCCTTGACGTAACAGGCGGAATTACGGCTGATGGGCTGACTGTGGAGACTATCAGCGAGGGGGCTGCTCCTAGCAATACCCCTAGTGATTACGACCTAGCAATCCCTGCGGCAAACACAGATGGGTATTACGGACATAACCTTGGTTTTTACTCAGGGGCGACACCTACAGTCAGGGCATCAATCAACTCAAGAGACGATGGCTCTGGCGGGGCCGTAGGGTTAACATTCCACACTGGCTCTGGCTCAACTACAGATGAGCGGCTTCGCATTTCATCAGGAGGCGATATCAGCTTCTACGAGGACACAGGCACCACGGCAAAGTTATTCTGGGATGCGAGTGCTGAGAGCTTGGGCATTGGGACGAGTTCGCCTAGTTCTGCTATAAGCGCATCATCAACTGTTGTAGAAATTGCACATAGCAACCTTGCGACACTAGCCTTAAACAATACATCTGCGTCAAAGTGGGAGGTAGCTTCGGCTGCAGGGGATTTTCTTACAATCAGAAATGACAACTCTGAAGCCATGCGCATCGACTCATCGGGCAACGTGCTTGTGGGTAAGACTTCATCTGATAGTGGGGTGACAGCAGGATTAGAACTTAAATCGGACGGCAATCTTAGGGTTACTAAAGACGGTGGCTCTACTGCGGCTTTTAATCGTTTAACTTCTGATGGAACTATTGTCACCCTTCAAAAAGACGGCACCACGGTGGGGAGTATAACTTCACACGGGGGAAGTGATCTAGGTATTGGGGCAGGTGATACAGGCTTAAGATGGCAACCTTCATCAGACTCTATTTTCCCATATAATACTGTTGGTGAGGCAGGTAGAGATAATGCTATTGACTTAGGTAAATCAGATAATCGCTTTGATGACATCTACGCCACCAACGGCACAATCCAAACATCTGACCGCAACGAAAAGCAAGACATAGCTGCACTAACTTCAGCCGAAATGCTAGTAGCTAAACGTATCTCAGCATTGTTTAAAACATTCAGATGGAAGGACAAAGTTGCAGCCAAGGGTAACGATGCCCGTACTCATACAGGTATTATAGCTCAAGACGTACAGTCTGCATTCACTGCTGAAAGCCTAGACGCTGGTGACTACTCACTGTTTATCTCAAGCACTTGGTGGGAACACGATGTAGAAGTACCAGCAGTAGAAGCTGTAGCTGAAGTCACTGAAGATGTTGTTATTGCAGCAGTTGAAGAAGAGTTAGACGAAGAAGGTAATGTTTTAGTTGAGGCTCAAGAAGAACGCACAGAGCAGAGAGTAATAACAGAAGCCGTAGAAGCCGTTGATGCTTACACTCGCACAGATACATATGACACAGAAGATGAAGCCCCAGAGGGTGCAACTAGCAAGACACGTATGGGCATTAGATACCCTGAGTTGTTGTCATTCGTAGCAGCATATAACGAGCAGCGGTTTGCATCTATTGAGACCCGCCTGACGGCATTGGAAGGATAATCACACATGACTAGAGCAAGAGATTTAGCTGCTGGTACTTTTGAACAAGCCACAGGCGGTGTACTTAAACTAGAGACATCAGACACCACTGTTACTGATGGCAGTGTACTAGGTAAGATTGAGTTCAAGGCACCTGACGAAGCTAGTGGCACTGATGCTATACTTGTAGGTGCAGCAATTGAAGCTGTTGCTGAAGGTACATTTGCTGCTGATAATAATGCTACTGAGCTTGTGTTTAAGACAGGTGCTAGTGCGGCTGCTGATGCTAAGATGACGCTTACGAGTGGCGGTGATTTGCTGGTGGGTAAAAGTGTTACTACTTTTGCAAATAATGGTATTGCATTAAAAAGTAGCGGTGAAACAAATATTACTAGAAATGATGGTGTTCCAGTATACATTCGCAGGAACACGTCAGATGGGGACATTGTTCAGTTCTGGAAAGACGGCTCCACGGTGGGGAGTATTGGGGTTAATAGCAGCACTAGATTATACTTTACAAACGATACTGGTGCTGGCCTTTTTCTAAATGACGGACCTCAAGTAGAGCCAATGAATAACGGCTCTAGAGCGGATGCCACAATGAGTTTAGGCGGGTCTACATACCGCTTCAAAGACCTCTACCTCTCTGGCGGTGTCTACCTTGGCGGCACTGGGTCGGCTAATAAGCTGGATGACTATGAGGAGGGCGATTATCAGCCAACTTTAAGCTCTACTGGTGGCGGTACCGTGTCAGCTTTAAGTAGCTTTGATACTCTTTCTTATACTAAAGTAGGAAGGTTTGTGCATATTCAAGGGAATTTACACAATTTAACGATTAGCGGCGTAAGCGGTGATTTGGATGTAACTCTACCATTTGTTACGGGCGGGGGTACGGAGCGGTCTGATTGGGCAGCTGGATTTGTGATGATTACAGAAGCCCTTACAACAAGCGATAATTTTCCGTCAGGAGCATTGATTTTACCCTACTTTTTAGAAAGCAATGATAGTTACATACGAATTAGTGGTGGAGCAGATCAGTTAAGTACAGGGAACAGTAGTGATTTGAGGGTAAGTTTTCAATACATTACATCCGCATAACCACCCCTGTTGGATCACAGGGTAGTCAGTCCAACCATCAAAGGAGAAAAACATTGGCCTTAACAGAAGAAACAGTACAAGACAAAATTGAAATCGTATCAGAATACAAAATGATACAGGTCAGGACAGCCACGGTCATCAAGCGTGACGATGTAGAGATCAGCCGATCATTCTCACGCCATGTCGTTGCACCATGCGCTAAAACAGATGACACATGGGTAGACACAGACATCTCTGGTGAGTCCACTGAGGTCCAAGCCATTGCCAATGCAGTGTGGACAGACGCAATTAAGACTGCATATCAGCAAATGATGGACGCACAGGCTGACTGATGGATATTAACTGGACAGTAGTAACAATTGTAGGTGCATTACTAGCCCAAGGTGCTGCTATTGTCTGGGCAGTATCAGGCATGGTGTCTGACATTAAGTATAACAAAGCTACCATATCTGAAGTACGTATGGACAGTGCTAGACTAGCTGATGAAGTACATGAAAACGATGTAATGATTGCACGTATTGATGCAAATGTAGAAGCAATCAAGGACGCCTTAAATGTGGTTACAACTAGCCACGCACAGAACTAACTAAATGATTGACCCCATCACAGCTTTTGCTGCAGCTAATGCAGCATTCAAAGGGGTCAAGATGCTTGTAGGGGCTGGCAGAGAGATACAAGATGTATCACAGCAACTAGGTAAGTGGTACGGTGCAGTAGCTGATATTACTAGGGCTGAGTCCCAACGTAAGAACCCTACATGGTTAGACAAGCAGACACACGGTACTGAGAATATAGAACAAGAAGCAATGGACATTATTGTTCGTAAGAAGACATTGCTTGAGAAAGAAAAAGAAATAAAGTTTATGTTAGACTACAGGTTTGGTCTTGGCACATACGATGAAATGTTAGGTATGCGTAGGAAGATACGTAAAGAACGAGAAGAGACTGTGTATAAAGCTATGGAAGCTAAAAGACAGATACAAAATAACTTAGCTATATGTACTCTATCGTTTTTAATCATTGGTGTATTAGGTGGGGGCATATATCTGATATCACTAGGAATTAGTTAATGATTAATCTTGTTGTGTTACCACTTGTGTTAGCAGGGCTGCTAAGTAATCCTGAGTTTGTACAGTGTCACTTAGCAAAAAGAGTTAAGATACAGGGAGAAATGGTTTGCATTTACCGTGGACCTAATGGTACAATAGGATACCACTACCCTATGTTTAAGTTTAGTGAATGCCCTAAGACGTATATGTGTAGATACACACCTAATGCTAAGAAGAAAGTAAGTGTTCAAGATATACTTGACGGATTAAAGGACGGATTTGAATAATGATTAACCCAGCAGTTAATAAAAATATTGATACAGCTAACTCCCGTGCAATGGAAGCTAAAAATATAGATTCTGGTAGAGCTGCTAGGGCTGTTGCTGCTAAATTTGGTTTTAAGGGTGGGGACTTACAACAGTTTTTTAAGACTGATAAAGGTGCTAGTCAAGTCTTGAGTAAAGTATTAACTAAAGTTAGTGCAGGTAAAGATCACACTGTGACAATGGCTGAAGGTGGTACAGTAGTACCTAAATCTCCCGGTGCTCCTCCTGCAGTTGTAGAAGACCCCGGTGATTTTTCAGAATCAGACCCCGGTGTTTGGCAACATATTTGGAATAACGGAGCAGAAGGCTCAGGGCGTTATCAAGCTGTTATTAAAAATAACGTTACAGGTGCGCAACAAGCTAGTGGGGGTTACTATGCAACTAAACAAGAAGTAGCTGCAGCATTAAAACCCGTATTAGAGTCTATGAATAAACCTCATGAAGACTGGAAGGTTGCAAATGCTGAACATACTAAAAAGAAAACAGCATACGATGCTTATGTAAAAGCTAAAGCTTCCTACGATGCAAAACTTCAAGACTACCAAACTAAACTGCAAGATGTTTCTGCTGATGTTACTCAAGGTCAACAACAAATGGTTGTTGATGCTACTACTGACCCTTCAAAGCTAGTTCAAACTGCTGAAGTAGCTAAAATAGATGCTGATGCTGAAGGTACAACTGTGGCGTCTGATGCTGGTAAAGTTGTAGACCCGGTAGCTATGGCTACACAAACAACAACTACAGGTACAACTACAGGAGATGTTAAAGATATTAGTGCAACCACTGTAGCTGCAGACACGGCAACAGACAAGGTTAAAGCTGAGGTTGCAAAAGCTGAAGCAGCACAAGGTACTGTAAGTGCAGAGTCTGAAGTAACTGCAGCCACTAAAGACCCTGAGACTACCGCAGTAAAAGATCTCACCGCTGCTAAAGGTGAATCTGTAGTAATGGATAATCCTGTACAACGGGAGATTCAAGCAGGAGAAATTATTTCAGGTGCAGCCGATGCTGAAAAAGCTGCTGCATTTACTGAGCAAGTACAAGCTGCCACTGCTACCCCTTCTGAGAAAGCCACAGTAAAAGGACAACTTGCTGAGTTAATGACTGACTTTGAAGGTGGTGACACACCTGTATGGGCAGCAGGAGCCATGAGAGCAGCTACAGCAGCTATGACTGCACGTGGGCTAGGCTCATCCTCTATGGCTGGTCAAGCTATTATACAGGCTGCTATGGAGTCTGCACTACCTATTGCTATGGCTGACGCCCAGACTATTGCAGGTTTTGAAATGCAGAACTTGTCAAACAAACAGCAACGTGCTATGCTTGCAGCTCAACAACGTGCAACCTTTATGGGTCAGGAGTTTGATCAAGCCTTCCAAGCTAGGGTAGTTAATGCCTCTAAGATTTCTGATGTAGCAAACATGAACTTTACTGCAGAGCAACAGGTTGCATTAGAAAATAGTAAAAATGCTAACAGTATTAATATGGCTAACTTAGGTAATAAACAAGCATTAGTGCTTGCAAATGCTGCAGCTATATCACAACTTGAAACTCAAAATCTGTCCAATCAACAACAAGCTGCTGTACAAAATGCTAAGGCTTTCTTAGATATGGACTTAGCAAACCTAAACAATGCTCAACAAACCTCTCTGTTTAAATCTCAGTCTATTATACAGTCTTTACTTACAGATCAAGCTGCTGAAAATGCTGCACGTCAATTTAATGCTTCCAGTGAAAATCAGACTAAACAGTTTATGTCTAATTTAAAATCACAGATCGAGCAATTTAATGTTTCTCAGACTAATGCTATAGCAATGCAGAACTCACAAGAAGCTAATGCTTTAGAAAAATTTAATGCTAGTTTAGAAGAACAACGTGTTCAGTTTGAAACTTCAAACGGTTTAGTAATAGCGCAAGCTAACGCACAATGGAGACAAAATGCACAGACACTTGATACTTCTGCACAGAATGAAGCTAACATGGTAGCTGCCGCAACTGTCAACACGTTTACTAAAAGTACTCTGGATAATATCTGGCAACGTGAACGTGATCTGATGGATTATGCTTTTAAAGGTTCTGAGGCAGAGAAAGAACGAATGGTAAGTATCTTGCTTGGTGAAAAACAAATTGATGCTTATACAAAAGCCAGACAAGAAGCCCGTGATGAGAGGGAAGACACAGCTTGGTGGGAACTTTTTGGAAGAATAATTTTTTAAGGGAAAACAAATGGGTTATCTAAGTAAACCAGTACAAAAGAAAAAAGAAGAGTATCAAATTTTTGTTGATGAGGGCTACGAATATGTCTCCAATGAAGATACTAAACCCTTAACATCGGGTGATCGTGGGTCATTGAGACTTAAAAAGGAGAGACGGTTTAGCCCTAGGCCTCTACCTTTTTCAGGTATGACTGATCCTGAAGAAGAGTCCCTCGTTAGTCGTAGGGGTGGTAAAGAAACTAATGAAACCACTCTGTCTAATATACAGAGGGCTTACTTTCAGGTACGAAAAGACAATGAGATGTTAAAACAAAACATAGAAGCTATGTCTGATGAGGATTTTTACTCTCAAACCGGAGATGAGCTTGGTCAAATTAAAGCTCAAAGAAGGGGTGGAGAAAAGTTTGTAACTTTTGATAAAGTTGTACCAAAGTTTAGTAAAAAACAAAATGAACTACAAAGCTATATCTTTGAAAAAGCTAAAGATCGTGGCTATGAAGGTGCAGAGCTTGCACAGTTTATGGCACAGGTTGCAATAGAAACAGATTATTTTAGGACTCTTGAAGAATATGGCGGTGGTAAAGATAAATATGGTGGTGGTAAAAGATACAAAGGCAGAGGTTTTTTACAACTAACCCATGACTACAACTATAAAGCTGCTGGTAAAGCTCTTGGATACAAAGGTTTAGCTGATGATCCTGATCTAGTTTTAGATAGAGAAACTGCAGCAGAGACTTCTTTCTGGTTCTGGGAAACCAATGTAAGACCTGCAGTACAGGACTTCTCCAACACAGATAAAGTTACTCGGATAGTTAATGGGGCGGGGATGCTCAAGAAAAATGAAAGAGATGATGCCTTTAACTTTATGCGGTTATCGGGCAACACACTATATGAGGAATAAATAATGTTTAATGCACCAATACCCGGTCAATCTTTAGTAGGTGAACCTAAAAACTATGCTTGGGAAAATCCACCAAGGATGAATCTCCCAGAAGAAGCATTGGCATTTCACTTAGAAGAACTTAATAAGCCTAAAAAAATAGAGGCTATACTAGATGTCCTTCAATTAGATGTAGAAGTTATAACAATAACAGAAGGTATTCTACGTAGTGCTGTAGCTAAAGGTGAGCATAGTATAGATGTAAGCCTGATCATTGGGCCTGTTATTCATGAGTATATTGTAGGCTTGGCTGAGGCAACAGGTATTGATTACATTGAAGGTACTGAAGAAAAAGATACCTCTGAGTTATCTATGTACGCCATTCGTGAAAACAAAGCACGTAAGATTCTTGAAGATATAAAAAAGAATAAAGAGCCTGATCTTGAAGACCTTGAAGCTTCTTTACCTGAAGCTCCTGAGCAAGATTTACCAGAAGATTCTGCACAGGATTTACCTGTTGAAATGCCAGAAGAAAAACCTAAAGGTTTAATGGCAAGACCAGAAGGAGTTATGTAATATGGGTATGGCTCAAGGTCTACTCAATGCTTATAAAGCAAATGAGCAAAGAGATAAAGAAGAAGAAGCTCAAGCTAAACTTGATGCTTTAAACTCTGAGAACATGCGCCTTAAAAAGGTAGATATGCTTGCTAAGTATGCAGCTAAACATTTTACAGGGAGTGGATATCAAGTAGCTTCTAAAAGTGGTGGCAAGATGCCTGTAAAAAGTTCACAGCACTACATTAATATACTAGAGCAGTTTGGTATCCAAGAAGATTTAATAGCCCAGTCAGCAGGATATGGACCTAGAAATTTAAGAATGATTGCAGATAAACTTCAAAAAACTCAGGTTAAATATCAAGAAACTTATGGTAAAAATTCTAAACTGCCTGTAGATTTATATAACGATGCATTAGAATCTCTTATTGTTACCCAACGCAATAGCCCTACCTTTGATATAACTAAATACGAAGAGTTGTTTGATGTTAAACTTACTGATGTAGAAAGACTTATGATTACCCCTCAAACAAATCAATACCCTGATGTTGCATTTGCACCAGACACTTTGTATGTAAAAGGAAAAGTAACTCAATCAGAGCTTATTGAAATAGAAAAACGTGGGGTAGACTTTGCTGTAGGCGCAGCTAGAACAGAGCAAAATAGACTGGCTAAAAGATTGAATAAGATTGTAAGTATTGCTGAAGAAGGGGTTTTATCTGAACAAGTCGAAGCTGAGAAAAAATGGATAGAGTCACGACTACGCATAGTTAGTGGGGCTTTGGAGGACAATAGAGATAAAGATCCTTCTTCTGTTATCAATCTATATGGAAATCAATTTATACAAGAGGTCATAGCTTCCGATGAAAGATTTGAAGATGCACTATTTAACCCTGTTTTTAAAGAGGCAAGACAGACTAGAATAGAAGTTCCTAACAAGAATGTTGCAATAGCACTTGCTAAAAGTGGCATATTAAAAATAGGGATGGAAGTTCTTAATCTTTCCACAGGGCGGGTCTTTCGTATAACAGGGGGAAAATAACTTGGGTAATTTAGTCTATGAGTATGAAGAACCCCTTGTTTTACAGCCTACAACCACACCTGAAATACAAGATGATATTGAATATGAAGATCCTTTGATACTGCAGTCAAGTGAGTACGAAAATACTATTGGTGGGATAGAAGATTCTACTAGGGTTGTTGAAACAGATGCTGGCGACTTCATGGACTTCAACGAAGTACTAAAAGAGTATGGTGCTGTTGAAGGAAATCTCAGTGCAGCAGAATTGACAAAAGAACAAATCATTGCTGACCCAAGGCTAATGAAAGTTCTTCGTACAAGTCTTGCTGCTCGTAATCAAACAGGTATTGGTCGTGATATCTATAGAGGTGCTACTTGGCTTGCTGGTGGTAAAACACCGGGAGGTGCTAAAGACTACTCTACTATGGATGCAGAGGAAGCCTTTGAAACTTGGCAAGAATATCAACGATCTTTTGCTGGTGGTCAAAGTGTAACTACAGCTAATGAAGTTGTTTTTGGTTTGTCTGCAAGTAAAGATACTCAAAGAAAACTTGGTGCAGGTTATATGCTTTTTGAAAGTATGGGTAATGCTTTTACTGGTAATGGAACCCTGTCTGAAATGGCTGATGCCACATGGGATTACACTAAAAATGCAATCCATGATCCTATGACTCTTGGTGCATTTGGTATAGGTAAGATACTTAGTTGGGGTGCAACTAAAACAAATGGCTTGATGCTACGTAATGCAATGATGGCACAGTTTCAGAACTATCTTAGAAGTGGTATGACTAAGACTGCTGCAAGAAAAGCTGTAGCTACTACAGTAGCTAAGGCTGCACCTGTAACTATAGCTGATGCTGCTATCAACATGGGTGTTGATGTTGGCTATCAAATGCAGCTAATAGACACTAATGTACAAGAAGACTACAGCAAGGCACAGACTGCCTTAGCTGCTGCTGGTGCTATGGTAATACCAGCTTTGTATTTCGGTGCTTTAGGTGTAAAAGAATTGCGTAAATCTGACGCTTTAAAAGATACATTTATTGGATATAAAGAGATAGATAAAGTTGCCTTAGACTTAGGTGCTGAAGCTGCTACACAAGCCTCACGTGCAAGAACTTTAAAGAATGAAGATATACTAATAGACTACACCGACGACAACTTTGGCCTCATTAAGGGAGACCCTAAACAATTTTTAAATTGGAAAGATGTTAAGGATGAATCTGAGTTAGGCATAGAGTTTAGATCAGAAGAAACTTCCGACATTAATCTTGTTGATGCTTTTTATAAACGTTTTTGGTTTGGTGATATTGATCAAGGTAAGAAGGGTTACTACGAGGCCTTAAAAGATGCAGGGTTTGTAGTACATAAATCCATGCTAGAAGAAAACAAAATAACAGGTGTGTATGGTCAAGCTATAACTATGCTACCAGAAGACACTGTTAAAAACATGGTGCTAAACTTTGAAAAGTCTACCGGTAAAAGCCTTGGGATAGGTTATACACCTCAGTCTGTATCAGAACACTTTATAAATAAAACAAGTGCTGGTGGTAAACTCTTGTGGACACCCTCTGAGATATCTCGTTTAGATAATTTAGGGTTAGACGCAAAAGAATTGGTTGAGGAACTTGCAGGTAGAAGAGTTAAAGAAGCTGATAAACCTAAGTACCAACAGTTTGGTTTGTCTGTTTATAAACGACTACTCACTTCACACTTAGCTACAACAGGGGCTAACATAAAAGGTTTTGTTTCTTTAGTTACTTTAAACACCTATGCGGATATTTTTACTTCTGCTGCCAACTTTAGTCAGGGTGTTTTTTATAAGTATGCTAAGGGTGATCTTGACAAAGCTCAACAGGCTTACAACAGGGGCTATGGCTCTATACTTGGTGCTGTACGTAGGGGATTTGATGCAGTTTCACCAGAACTTTCTATGGAGTATGCTAAAACAATACTAGAGTTTAACCCTAAAGAAATGGAGAAAATCTTTCGTGATATAGCGGGTGATGGTGGTGCTAATGATAACTTAAAACTTTTTAATCTGGATGCTAAAGGTAGAGTAGATTCTCAAGGAAAAATAATAAACCCTAAAGCAACATTGGACCCTACAGGTTTAGCATACAAGACAGTTAAAACTCTAGACGCTACAACTAAAGGCGCACAAACACTTACTATGGTAAGGCTACAGGATGAGATAACTAAGACTTGGGCATTTGGTGCTAACGTAAACCAAGCTATCATGAGGGCTTATGGTAAGACACCACAAGATTTCTTTGCCGACCCTACTGAAGCTGCATTAGAGATGGCATCAGATAAGTTTAAAAAAGAAGTTCTTGAAAAGGCTACCTTTAGAACACTAAGGGAAACAGCTTCTGTTAATTGGTCAACACTACCTGCTAACAATGCGTTTAGAACTATAGCAGCAGATATTGAAAAGTATACAAACACAAAAGCAATAGTAGGTTATGTAGTTCCTTTTGGTAGTTTTCTTAACACTACCATAGCTACAATGGCTGATCTTACAGGTATAAATGCAGCAAGATTTTTTACCTACAAAATTACAGGTAAACAACTAGACTTTGCAACCCAAGAAGGTGCTGAAGCTTTTGGAAAGATGGCTGTAGGTTGGTCTGCTATTGCTATAGGTGTACCAGAAGCCAGAGAGAAAATTGCAGAAGGACTTGCGTGGAATCAGGATAGAAATGAAGATGGCTCTATTGATGACCGTACTTTTGAATGGCCTATCTCTACTATAAGAGTAATGCAACAAATCTTTGCTCATGGTCTTGGAGATAGTGATGATATTAGAGACTTTAAATATTCAGAAGTACCGGGAGATTTAATTGAGGCTTTGACTGATCAGGTCGGTGGTCAATCTGTACGGGATGTAGATGGCTTTACACGGACTTTAAAAGCGTGGGGCCAAGAGGTTATTGACTCTCAAAGTATACCTGAAGCACTAGGAGATTTTTTTGGGCCACCTCTAGCAAAAGTTTTACAAGGCGCAACACGTCCACTTGATATGCCTAACCAAGTGTACGGACTACTAACTGACTCTAACATGGCACCTGATCTAAAACAGGGCGGTCAAACATATAACAGTGCATTAAAGTATGTAAATAATTTGTTTGATACTGTTGATGGTTTACCACGTAAGGCTACTGCTACCCGTGGATACAATACACCTGTTGATATAGGTAAACAAATATTAGCAGAAAGAAGATCGCCTGAACCTACACCAATAGAGATTATCTTAAATTCTGCAGGTAGAAATTCTTGGAAAGCAATACCATTTGATGGGCCACCAGTAATAAGAAACAAGATGAATGCTATGATTGAGCCTTATTTAAACGGAGCTGCTGTTAGATATTTAAGAAAGAACCCAACTTATTTTAGGATGTCTTTAGCAGATAAAGAAGAAGTGATATCAAAAATTGTAGGTGATGCTAGAAAACAGGTGCTCGCTGTATTTAAAACAGGTGCAGTACCTAAAAGTTTAGAAATGGTACGTGTTCTTTCTAGTAGAAACAAGAAAGAAACCCAAAGAGTCATGGACTATCTGGGTGTAGAAGGTAATATTGAAGACCTTCTTGAGCAGGAAGATGGTTTAATTACACTACAAAAAATTAAAGCTTTGTCTGACAACTACGACAAGATATTCTATGGTGATCTTGGCCTAGACTAATCACACTCATCCTCTAACATAAAGTCTGCCCACTCATATGCTGAACGCCTTACCTCAGACATATTTAAAGCCCCTCTACTATTCGAAAGCATTCCAGCAAGAGCTTGTCCTGCTAGATACCTTCGGGCAGTGAGGGGTTTTATCATGTCTGGGTTACGCTTCTTGCGTGTGTATTTTTTAGCTTCCTGTTCTAGATTGCTCATACTGTTTTACTTTTTGTAGGTTCTTGAAATACTCGGTGTTAAAACCGAACTCCCAATCTTTGTTAGGTCGTGTACCTATCTTGTAGGGATTACCTAACTTGCCTTTAATAAAAGCTTCTCTGCCCTGATCATATGGCTTCATTCTTTTTCTACCTCACTGATAAGTCTATCTAAGTACCAACGTGCTTTCTTCAAGTCTTCCAAGCCATTCTTGTAAGGCCATCGCCAAAGATACTTGAAAGAGTTTTGCCAGCAGTATGCTTCATGTGCGCTAACAGGTGCATTCTCAGCCATAGCTTGCATAGCATCAATACATTCAATACCTGCTGCGTTGTAATGGGGTGGATGTTCTACCATATCCACAGCCAACTCTTTCCATTTAGCCATCGTTGTTCTCCTTCTCTAGTACAATTAGTTCTGCGTTAGTATAGGGGATGTGAAAGAACTGCTCACCTTTCTGTATGTATCTACCCTTAGCTTCTTTGAGACTCTCTTTAGTCAAACAAGTATCCTTGATGCGCCAGCATTGCTTCATATCTTTACGGAAGATGTAGAAATTTAGTACACCATTAGCACCATCATACTTGTCTAGTAATCTTTGCTTTCTTTCTGGAATCCTAATCTCTGCCCAATGTGTAGGCCAGTCACCATCCCATGCTACCTTTACCTCTGCCTCATTGAAGTAAGTGTAGTCATCTTTCTGTGACACTACATCTACATAGTAGTTTTCTTCTGTGTTTACAATGGTGTGTCCTTTTTGTTCAAGTAAAGTTACAAGTTTGTCCTTAGCAGCAGCATCATATGCTTCATACAATGCTCTGTTAAAACGTTTTCTTACAGCCATTAAGATTTAGTTCCTTGTTTAAATAGAGGTAGAGAAAAACACTGGCTTACAGCCTTGGCATTTTCATTTGGTCTTGTATTGTACAGGCGTAGCATATCATACTCTCGCCACTCTTGGCAAGACTCTTCGGTTAAAAAAGCAAGATTAGTTGCATGTACTATAAACTTATCTTCTTTTGCAGGGGCTGAACCCATTGCCATAACTACTACATAAACCCAAATCATTTTAGTTCTCCTTGTTTGGAGTAGTTTAGCCACATACTCAGGTGGTTACTTTAAGTAATGTCTACCATTTCACACACATCCCCAGTACATGCCATCGTCTGCATCCCTGATGTATTATCTTCTTGTTCATATGATGATAGCTTAGTCCAATCAATCTTAGCAGGTGATGCATCTACCATATTGTAGAAATCTTCTTTTGTACATTCTTGATATGGTGCCTGTTGATATGTGTGTTCATTGAAAGGTAAGAACGACACACCACTCATCTCATCAAAGTGTTTGTACACAAATGCCCCCACCTCAAACCATTCATCAGGCTTGACATTGATAGTAACACTAGGCTTATGCTCACACCAATGACGTTGATACATCAACCACATCTCTAGTTGTTCTAAGGCTGTCATGTCAGCAGTATGAACTGCACCCATAGGAGACTGCATAGGGAAACTAAATACTGTAGTAGCATCAGGCTTCATAACGTCAGGCTCATTGGGTATACCCTGATCAACCATAAACTGAGTCAATGGATCTTTATTATCTCCACGCACAGTACGGATATAATAGGGACTGTGACGAGCATGAATGCCAGAAGATGAGTCAACCAGTTGGGAAACTGTTCCACTGGGCTTGACACAAGTAATAGCAGTGCTATGAGGGATACCAAGACGGTCAGCCCACTCAGCGTTAGTAGAAATAGCCACATTTTTAAGATGCTCCAATGTACTAGCCAAGCCCTGATTAGATAGGGTTAGCAATGGGTTATCCATTATCCCTGTGAGTGACACACCAAGCAAACGTTCTGCTGATGTATTTGTGTTCCACACTTTTCGCAGGTATGGGAAGTGTGTGTAGGTGGATTGTATTGTTCCAAGTATAGTTGCAATACCGACTTTTCTTGTAAGGTCTTCCAAACTATCGTTAGCACGGACAACAACTTCCGTAAGATTACAGAACTGATTTGGCCTAAGAATGATTTCCGAACAGGGGTTTGTTCCGAACTCATAGCAAGACTCTCTACGGCCATTCTTTGCAGCTTGTTTAATTGATGCTTCTCTGTTGAAGACTCCACGTTCACCACTCCCACTCTCCATAAGGGCTGTCCACTCACGCATGAATGACATACTATCAGGCTTATCAGTGTAAGCCACAGAGTTATTAGCCAAGGCTCTATGCCCTGCATTCTCCCACCAGTTGCCTGACTTAGCATGACGCATACGATCATCAGACAAATTAGATAAGCTAATCATAGCACTACGTCTTACGCCACCTACTACAACTACCTCACCGATCTTGCACATCAGATCGTGACATTCTATACTAGACAACTTACGTCCTTGTGCTTGTTTGAAAGTAGTGACAGCAAAATTAAACAGGTCAATCAACGGAGCAGGACCAGATGCTCTGCCACCGAATGTCTTTAGTCTAGCACCGGCAGGGCGGACTTTAGATACATCCCACTTAGGGATTTCACCTGCCCATAGGAGTGCCAAAACTTGCCTGAGTCCTTTCGCCCACCCTTCTTTACTATCCTTGATGACGACAGTCGTATCGCTTTGGAAAAGGT